ATCATCGAGCACTTCATCCATCTGCTTCATGCTCTGGTAGAGCATACGCTCCCGATTGCGGGAATTATTGCTGTTTTTACCTTTCATAGATTAACACTCCCATGCGCGACGCGACCAGTAGTTGGCTGACAACTTATTTGAGGTTCCCTTGATGCCGGAAGACCTGGCACAATAACTCTTCTTTCTGGCCGGGATGTTCTTCTTGATGCTCATGTTGGCATCCCCGAAGCGGACAATGCGTTCCTGTCCATTCTGACAGGCTTTAACGACAAACTTCTTGCCGCCAGACACCTCCCTGCGAGGCACATTACATTTCATCCTACTTTTGTTCATTAGTAGGAAAAGAGCTTCATCGTAGCTCCAAGAAGAACAGATGAAGTGCCGGTATTACCTGCAAACTGCCATTTGATTGTCCCGCTACCATTACAAACAATCGTGATAGAACTGTGCAGATAGCCAGTATCCTGATTAGAAATGCTGCAAGTAACAGTAGTAGGAATGGCTGTAATTGATTTCGTAAGTAGCGAACCCGTGCTTCCGCCATTTGAATAGCCAATAAACGAAATTCCGCCTACGGAGCTACCAGTAGCCGTTCCAGTTACCTTAAATCCAGTCGTACTCGCTGAAGCAGCGGAAAACGGGATAATTGTTTCTACCGTGTACGTAGTACCAGAAACCAAATTAAGAGTGAGTCCGGGAATATCCGTGTAGGTGTTATCAGTGCGGTCGAGTTGGGACGTATTCTTCACAGGAACACCAAGACCCAAATTCACCTTGGCATCTGCTGCCGTAGTTGCACCCGTTCCGCCATTGGCAATGGGAAGAGTGCCGGAAAATGCCACCGTCACTGAACCAGAGGCATTGGTGATGCCAATGTTTGTACCTCCCGTAAGCGTAGCTGCCGTATAGCCAGAGCCATTCCCAATAGGAATCTGGCCGTTGCTTGCACTTGCCAGCTTTGCCATCGTCACTCCGCCATCCTTAACAATAATGGCTCCACCAGAAAGGGCCGTCGTGCTGCCATCCACGGCACCAGAAGCAAACGTGGCACTATCAACGAGGGCATTAAGCCCCGACGCCGTTACTTGATCGCCCGTGGCGTATGTCGTTCCTTTGCTTAGAATAGCCATTAGATTGAGGGAAGCGTGGAGCCTCCAGAGGTGATGGAGTTGATTCTGACGGTGCGCATCTTAGGACGCCCCTGAGTTGGTGTAAGGGTCATCTGTATGCCATAGCCGCGCATATTCCCGATTCTACCACGAACAATCGCATCTTCCGAAGTTGGAAGCACCTGATCCAAGTAGTTGGCAATGGTGCCCAATTCGGTGGTGCTGTCCATGTTCTCGGTTTCAACGGAGATGGTCCCGTTGGAGGCATTGGATGCCGAAGACTCCAGATGAAGCTCAAAGGTGTTGAACTTCTTACGATCTGTGGTGCCCCCGGTGTATTGCCGGGTTGTAGCGTAGTAGGAAGGACTAAAGGTAAATGGAGGGTTTCCAGCTCCAATGGCCAGACGATCCACGTCATCCTCGCGGTAGTCGATGATATGGATGCCGCCAGTCCTATTGACGGCATAAAGCTTGTTCACGCCTCCGGCACCACTGCTAACCAAATTGGCAATGTCCCAATTATCTGGGGAAACATTATCCACGCTCTCCCACTTCTGGTTGAGCAGGTTGTAAATCAGGATGGTGTCGTTGACAATGCTATCGTCCAATGGAACAGCCAGATAGTAGCGGTTGTCGTGATAGCAGGCTACGGCATTGGCTGCATAGGTGGAGTTGATCCGCTTAATCAGAGGATCAATGGCATCCGACAAAGGAAGCCCGGCACCACGAAGGTTGTAGAGGTCGCCAAATTCGGTGGCATAGACGCCATTATCCGAGAGGAAGAAGATTTTGTTGCCGATTGTAACCACTGACTTCTGAGCCACCAAGCCAGCTTCACGGGTAATTTCATTGATCGTGATGTCGGCGATACTCCCGCTGAAGCCGGACATCAAATGAATGGAATTACGGTTGAAGATGATGGCGTTGTCCTCCGTAAAGGGATGGACATATTGCAAATAGTCGGCGATTCCTGCTGTCACCTTGAGTTGGGCCTGAATGGTGTCGTAGGTGTCGGAATCCAGAACGTCGGAGATGAGGATTTCATCACGGACATTCCTGCTGGTAATCACCTCAGAACCGCTACTACCCGTGGTGGTGTAGAAGTAGGGCACAATCATGCGGCGTTGATGATAGACACCCCACGCCGGAGCAGGCATATGGCTAAATCCTAGCTGGGATGGCTGCTTTTTAGCATAAACCACCTTATCCGAGGCATGATCTGGAATCTGAGAATAGAACGTGAAGCTGTTGGCATTGGGCACCGTAGCCACGACATAACCCTCGCCATCTTCTGTTAGGGCCGTGCTGCCATTATCC